CAGACATGAGCATCACAGAGAACAATCAAGTTCTTTATTATGTGATGTCATTGTGCGAAGTAACTGGCACGAACGGAACGGCAGATACAATTACGTTCGGCGACATTTATTATGGCGGCAAAAAAGTCGTATTCCGTGCCAATGGTCACACAGTCGACAAACTTGTTGACGAATCAAACAACGTAGAGGACACGACTGTTTCTGGAAAGATTGATATATATCTTTACAGCAATGGCAGTTCAAACCCTGCGAATAGTAGTTCATCAGCTATCTCCGTGATGCAAGATTCAAACCTTGTGTATAAATGGGATAGCACGAAGTTGATGTCAAATTGCGCGTTCGCAATTATTCGTTTGCAATACAGCGTTAGCGCCAATATCAGAGGCATCAATCAAACAAAATTCCAGATCACAAACTCCAGAACAAAACCTGGGGATGTGTTGCTGGACTACATGCAAAATGCACGTTACGGCTGCGCTATACCTGTCGCACAAATAGACACCGCAGCATTGACAGCGCTCAACACATACTCTGACGAAACTGTTACTTACACGCCGTACGACGGCGGCACGGCAACGCTAACGCGCTACAGATTCAATGGTCAAATAGACACGTCACGCAACTGTATGGATACGTTGCAAGACATGATGAATTGCTGTGACTGCATACTCAAATACAATGAGATCGTAGGCAAATGGTCAGTTATCATTAACCGAACAGAGTACACAGTTGTCATGGATGTGAATGACAGCAACATGGTTTCGGCGATGACTATTACGCCGCTAGATATTGCTGCGACTTACAACTACATTGAAGTCAAATTCCCAGACCAAACAAATCAAGATGCTTTCAATACTGCGAGTTTTGATCTGGCAGAAATTGACCCCGCGTTGCTTTTCCCGAACGAACCGGTCAACAAAGTTTCCGTGAACCTTCCGTTCGTTAATGACGATGTTCGTGCGCAAATGATTGCGAACCGCATGTTGAAATCATCGCGTGAAGATTTGCAAGTAACCACTCAAGTGAACTTCATTGGCTTGCAGTTTGAAGCCGGTGATGTTGTGACTATCACAAACGCGAACTACGGATGGACGGCGAAGCTGTTCCGTTTGATGAAAGTCACGGAAACATTCTCTGACGAAGGTGCAATCGTTGTTAAGTTGATGATGACGGAATTTAACCCGTCTGTTTACAGCGATGTATCTGTCACGCAATTCACGCCAGCACCGAACACGGGTATCGCAGACCCTACGTTCTTTGGTAATGTGCCAGCCCCGTTGATTTATTCGCAAAACCCAACAGACACAAATCCGTTCTTTACTGTGCTGCCTTATGCTTCTGACGCTGGCATTATTCAGTATGCAGAAGTTTGGTATTCGGCATACGCAACGCCTACAGAATCGCAGCGTTATTTTGCTGGCACAACCACTATTCAATCTGGCGGCACGCCATACACTCCCGGAACGCAGCTACCGCTAGTCACGCTTTCAAACATTCCGCAGGGTGATTGGTACATCTTCACGCGCATGGTCAACAGCCTCGCGTCCTCTGCGTACAGCACAGCAAGCGCGTTGATTCAATGGCGACCAACTACGTTCCAATACTATTACCGCTATCTGTGTATTGCATACGGCACAGACGCAAGCGGTTCTGGATTTAGTTTAGACCCACGCGGCAAAACTTGGTACGGCATTTACAACTCTGACAGTTCCACCCCACCCACAGAGCCAAGCCTTTATCAATGGTATGACGCTGTGCCTGATTTTGGAACGACTGTGTACTTGTTGTTTGCAAACCGCACAGGCAGAAAGATGACAACGGCTACAGGCTTTGCCGCCCCTGCTGCTGGTACTGCTACATGGGTTCCGACATCAACGCTTATCTATGACCCATCATTGTGGTCTGCATTGCCTGACGGGACTAACGCTATTGACCTCGACGCACGCACGGGGCAGGTCACGCAGACAGGCACGACTACAGTTGGCACAGGCGAGATTGCTTTGGTGAACAATCCAGATGGTCGCCTTGTCGCTGCGTTGCAACAGTATCTAGACTTTGGCGGGGCTTATACTCGTACCGCTTCTGTTGCCACGTTGACTATTGATATCTACGGGCGAGTCGTTGGCTTTGAAGAACCTGACTCATTCTATTACACAGAAACAGCATATACAGCTACGGCAGGTCAAACTGTATTCACGCAGACAAGAGGCACGGGCTACATAACCGGTCAATGTCTTGTATGGCAGAACGGCTGTTTGCTTAACCAATCCGAGTACACCGACAGTTCTACGGGCGTTACATTCAGCACGGGCAGAACGCTGAATGACCGGATTGTTATTGTTGCGTTCAAATCATACAACAGCGGCACAGGTTACTACGAATCATTTAGTCGCAATTCTGCTTCCCTTGTCAATCAAGGCGAATACACGGCAAGCGGCTTTACGCTAACAAACGGGTTGGAACTTTTGTTCTTGAACGGCACAGTAGTCAATGCGCAGGACTATGACATCACAGACCAGACTATTGGATTCATTAACAACACTACTGGCGACCTAGAAGTAATCCAATGGTCTATCAACAATCTAGGTGTGGCTAATGGAACGCCGGTCAACGTAGATGCCTTTACTGTTATTGGGCAAACCATCTATCCATTTACCTACGACCCCAATGCTTTCAATCTCTACATGAATGGCATCAATCTCATAGAAGGAACGGACTTCACAACGGCTACAGGAACATATACACTAGCCAACAGTCCGACAACCGCCACGAACATCATGGTTCAACAAACATTCGCTAGGACAGGTGCAGTATGACGCAAGCATTTAATCTTTCGCAGTTAGCCAACTTTGTAAATTCGTCAGGTCAACTTGATGCGGCAACTGGTCTTACAAATACATCTAGTCTTGGATTTCCTACCGGTACGCTTATGCTGTTTCAACAAACATCTGCGCCTACAGGTTGGACAAAGCAAACAACGCATAACGATAAAGCTTTGCGAGTTGTATCAGGCACGGCTTCATCTGGCGGCACTTCTGCGTTCACAACTGTGTTTGCGAATCAAACACCTATTATTACAGTAAGCGGTTTAAGCGCATCTGCTACCACCTTATCTACAACACAAATGCCCAACCATTCCCACACATTTTATGTTGCCGGAAACAACACGGGGGGATGGGTAGGTTCTACAGGCACAGACCCAGCAAGCAGCCCTACGGGTGTAGCCACTAGCAGCGAAGGCGGCGGTGGTTCTCATACGCATAGTATTTCTGGCTCCGCGTCGTCTAACGCTATTGTTTTGAACGTACAATACGTTGACCTTATTATTGCTTCAAAAAATTAAAATAGGAAATTACAAGACATGAAAATCGAACCAAAAACAAATTGTCCATTAGACAATTTTAATCCGTGCCGTCAGCTCGAGTGCGCATGGTTTTTGAAAATTCGTGGCAACAACCCAAACACAGGGGAAGATATTGACGATTGGGGCTGTTCAATGGCGTGGCTTCCAATTTTAACCATAGAAAATAGTCAGATGCAGCGACAGACCGGTGCGGCGGTAGAATCATTCCGCAACGAAATGGTCAAGGCGAACGAGATGTCACAGCAAATTCTTATTGCAGCAGCTACTGCTAACACTCCAAACTTAAAAGTCATCGAGGTTCAAAAATGAGATTAACAATCATCCCATCAGACGGCGTTGTTATTGTTGACGGCAACTCAAAATATCAACCGCTAGACATTTCTGGTTGCGCAATCCCGCCAGACATTCATGCTTTGCAATGGTATGAAAATCGAGGCTGGTTAGAATTTACGGATGACAACGACCCGTTCACGCCAAAGCCAGCAAATGAAGATATCTATTCTTTGCCGGACTGGGCTAGTGCTTGCGTTCAAGTATGGACAGATTGGCAACCGCCAGCACCGCCAGAGCCGCCTGTCGTAGAACCGCCAGCACCGGATATGTCCGCACCATCTCTGTGATTGTGGCGCATCCATAACGGGTGCGTTACAATCCTGCAAAGACAAAACAGAACATGATTCGTGACGCTGTGAGGGCATAGCGTCAAACTCCGAGGAAGGTGCAATCATGGCTGTATTCAACAAAAACTCGCTCACGCAAGTCAGCGGTTTCGACAATCCTATTATTGCTGGCGAACTTGTTTATCAGCAGAACACATATTGGAATCTTGCTATCACAGGCGAGGACGGCAATCCAGTTGACCTGACAGGCGCAACGATTGACGCACAAATCATTAGGCGCAATTTAAGCAACGTGCGTGATAGCCGCTACGGGCTTACGTTTGATATTGCTGACTACACGCCAACGCCCACAGCCATTCCTTTGACCATTGAAAATCGTGACGATGCTGCTGGCTCGTTTACATTGGTCATCTCTGACGAATCATGGGACTTGGTTGATGACGATGCTCAATTGGCAATCAACAGCATCAACGGCGCAGGGTTCTCCGGTCGCATTAAGATTGGTTTTCCTGCCAGCAGCGGCACACCTGCTGACGATAACATCATCTTCCTATTATTCATTGTCCGCTCTGACGGCATCGTGAAGGTGTAATCATGGCAGACCTCAACGTAACAGTTCAAAATTCAAACAACCTTAATGTAGAGGTTGTTCCTACTCCTACGCAAACCATTCAAATCAATCGCGGTGTGGGCGGGATATCTGGCACAAGCGGCTATTCTGGTTATAGCGGTTTCTCTGGTTACAGCGGAGCCAGCGGTCAATCAGGATTTAGTGGTACTTCTGGGTTCTCTGGCATTTCTGGTTGGTCTGGCGAGTCTGGCGCGAGCGGCATGTCAGGCTTTAGTGGCGCGTCAGGTCAATCCGGCTTTTCTGGAGTCAGCGGTTATAGCGGAGCGTCAGGTCAATCTGGCTTTAGTGGATACAGCGGCATCTCTGGATGGTCGGGTATCTCTGGTTATTCTGGTTCCGGCGTATCGGGCTGGTCTGGCATATCAGGCTACAGCGGGTACTCTGGAGCAAGCGGCTTCTCTGGTATCTCTGGATGGTCAGGTGAATCAGGAGCAAGTGGCTACTCTGGCATTTCTGGTTGGTCAGGCTTGTCAGGCTACTCCGGCTCTGGCGTTTCTGGTTACTCCGGCTTCTCTGGTTTTTCTGGACAGCAAGGCACGTCCATTAACGTGATTGGTGAAGTGCCAACTGTTGCTGACTTGCCTCCTGTTGCTAACGTCAATGACGCTTATATCGTCACGGAAGATGGCGACCTTTGGGTTTGGGCTGTTACTGGTTGGTACGATGCTGGTCAAATTGTGGGACCCGCTGGAGCATCAGGTCTGTCTGGGTTTTCTGGGTACTCTGGAATATCTGGTTACTCTGGGTTCAGCGGCATCTCCGGTTGGTCTGGAGTCAGCGGTTATAGTGGGTTGTCAGGTTTTAGCGGCATTAGCGGATGGTCTGGCGAGTCGGGTCAATCAGGTTGGTCTGGCATAAGCGGATGGTCAGGCGAGTCAGGCGCATCAGGCATCTCTGGTTGGTCTGGATATAGCGGCATCTCTGGATTCAGCGGTGCAATAGGCGCACAAGGCGAATCAGGATTTAGCGGTCAATCAGGAACGTCTGGTTATAGCGGTATTTCCGGTTGGTCTGGTATTAGCGGTGCTTCTGGTCAATCAGGTTACAGCGGCTACTCTGGTTCGGGCGTAAGTGGTTATAGCGGCTATTCTGGCGCACAAGGCACAAGCGGATTTTCTGGAACCTCTGGTTTCTCTGGTTACTCTGGGGCGGTAGGTGCTGGCGGCATTATTGGCAACTATGGTTCATTCTTTGACACCACAGACCAGACCGGCTCGACTACGGCTCAAGTTGTAAACATTAACAGCACAAGCGCAGCAACAGGCTTTAGCCGTTCTGGTTCTGGCACGATTGTTATTGCCAATCCGGGCACTTACAAGCTGACGTATTCAATTCAGCTAACAAACACAGACAACGCAATTCACTACGCTGACATCTGGCTCAAATACAACGGAACAAATTATCCAGACAGCAACACTCGTTTCTTTATTCCAGCTCGTAAAGACTCAAATCTTTATGGATACGCTGTTGCTACTGTTGATTTTATTGGTACGTCTGTTAATCCAAACGACACAGTAGAACTGTATTGGGTCACGGATAGCACGCTTGTAAGCCTCGAAACCATTGATGCGTATGATGGTGTTCCAGAAACTCCAAGTGTTATTCTTAACGTATCGCAGGTTGCATACTCAACATCTGGCTACTCTGGATTTTCTGGTTACTCTGGATTTTCCGGCATCAGCGGCTTTAGTGGTGCTGTTGGTCAATCAGGATTTTCTGGTTACAGCGGCAGCGGTGTAAGTGGTTGGTCGGGCTATTCTGGCATCAGCGGCTTTTCCGGCATTAGCGGCTATTCCGGCGCGTCAGGTATTTCTGGTTGGTCAGGGGCAGTCGGTGCTCAAGGCGCAAGCGGATTCTCTGGCATCAGCGGTTACTCTGGATACAGCGGTATCAGCGGTGCTACGGGAGCGCAAGGCGTATCAGGCTTGTCTGGTTTTTCTGGTTGGTCTGGTATCAGCGGACAGAATGGCGCAACAGGTGCGTCAGGCATTTCTGGTTTCAGCGGCATATCAGGTTACTCTGGCTGGTCAGGCATCTCCGGTTATAGCGGAGCAGTCGGTGCTCAAGGCGTGTCAGGTATATCTGGCTACAGCGGCTGGTCAGGAATATCTGGCTACTCCGGCGCAGTTGGTGCGACAGGTGCGTCAGGGTTTAGTGGATACTCGGGCATCAGCGGATATTCCGGTGCTGTAGGCGCGACAGGCGCATCTGGTTTTAGTGGGTACAGCGGCATAAGCGGCTGGTCGGGCATTAGTGGATTTTCTGGCATCAGTGGTTTCTCTGGGCGGTCTGGCTATAGCGGGACAAACGGAACAAACGGCGCATCTGGAATTTCTGGATATTCTGGCTACTCCGGCTCGGGTATTTCTGGTTACAGCGGATACAGCGGTGCTACGGGTGCTACAGGCGCGCAAGGTATTCAAGGCGTGTCTGGCTACAGCGGCTACAGCGGAATTAACGGCAGCAATGGTGCGTCAGGCATTAGCGGCTATTCTGGCTACAGCGGGGCAACTGGCGCAACAGGTAGCACGGGTGCTACTGGTACGTCTGGCTATTCTGGTTTTTCTGGTTATAGCGGCACATCAGGAGCTAACGCTTTTGCGGCTGGCACAATCATGCTATTCCGTCAAACTGCCGCACCTACTGGCTGGACAAAAGACACGACAAATTATGATGGCAGCGCAATCCGTGTCGTCACGGGTACTGTTTCGTCAGGTGGTACTGTTGCATTTACTACGGCGTTTGCATCACAGACCCCTGCCGGTACTGTATCAGTCACTCCTGCAATCGGAACTTTGTCGGTTGCCGCGACTACGCTTTCAACGGCGCAAATGCCGAGTCACAATCACTCGGAAACATCTTGTTATGCTGTTATAGGTGCTCAGTATGATAACAACGCATACGGATATCCAACAGGCGGCACAACAGGTTCCGCAGGCGGGGGCGGTTCTCACACTCACACATTATCCGGCGCACCTACAGCAACAGGTTCTTTTACTGGCACAGCCATCAACCTTGCGGTAAAGTACGTGGACTGTATCTTTGCAACCAAAAACTAACGACAACATAAGATAAAACATGGAACAACAAGACATAGACTATAGACTGCAACTTACCAACAACTTTGAACGGGCGGTATTCCTAAAGGGTGACGAAGTTCACGCACGGGAAACCGCTCGGTATCAATGGGCATGGAAGAATCTGCTCGGACATAAAGTGCTGGAGATTGGCTGCTCAAGCGGGTATGGTACACAATTCTTACCCGATGGCGTTGACTATACAGGCGTTGATTACGACCCGACTATTGTTGAAGTAGCGCAAGCGCAAGGATGGGGCGACAATTTTCGATTCGTCAATGCTGACATCAACGAGTTTCCGCTGGAACAATACGACACCATCATTGCCTTTGAGGTCATCGAACATTTAGACAACGGGCTTGAACTGGTCGAGCGACTCAAGAAACATTGCAAACGACTTCTTCTGACTACTCCGTGGATGGAGCCTGTAGGATTTTGGGGTGAGCATCACAAACTACACGGCTTGAACGAGTCGCACTTTAAGGGCTGCAAGTTTCATTACATAGATGAGTTCGGCAGAATTACCGAACAACGCAAACCAATCTATGACGGCAATAGGTTCAACTTAATGATTGCCAGATGGGATAAGCAAGATACTGTGCTGTGTTCTATTGCAACCCGTGGCAGGTATTTCACTACCCTGCCGATGGTGATTGAGGCGGTCATCAATCAAACGCAAAAGCCAGACAAGTTGGTTATCTTTGATGACAATGACGAGCCGCAAGATTTACGTCAGCACTTTTTGTACGCGCACCTATTCCATATCCTAGATGCCAAACGCATTGAATGGGAGTGGTTGTTTGCTGGCAAGAAAGGGCAGCACCATATCCATCAAGCCGCTAACGAGATGAAGTACGATTGGGTCTGGCGCGTTGATGATGATGCAATCCCAGAGCCTAACGTGCTAGAGAATCTTTACAAGCACATTGGCGAAGGCGTGGGGGCTGTTGGCGGGGCTGTTGTCACGCCTCCGCTTGATGGCGCATCGCTGCAATCATCAGGCAAGATGAACAACATTCAAGTCGAGCCTAATATCCAATGGGGGTTTATCGCAGAGCGCAAAGAAGTTGAGCATCTGTACTGCTCATTCCTGTATCGTGCTGGCGTGCATGACTACAATCTTGGGCTGTCTCGCGTGGCGCATCGAGAAGAAACGCTGTTTTCTTACGGGCTGCACCTCAAAGGATACAAGCTGCTGGTTGTTCCTGACGCTGTGACATGGCATCTCAAGAACCCAGAGGGCGGCATCCGTAGCGAAACCGGAAAACAGAACTACGACCATGACGAAGCTATCTTCCAGAACGTCATTGGCTTTCGTGAAAAAACAATCGTAGTGCTCAACTGCGGCAAAGGCGACCACGTTGTATTCAGCAAGGTTTTGCCTGACATTGAGAACGCAGAAGTATTCGGGTGCTACCCAGACATTATTCCGTGTCGTTCTATTGCAGAAGCACAGGCATTATTCGGTGACATTGAACAGTTCAACATCTACAAGAAGATGTCTGAATGGGGTTGGACTGACAGCTTGGAAAACGCTTTCAGAAAGCTATACGTCAAATGATAGTCATAGCCCCATACGCCAAACCATTGCACAGCGGCAAACAGAACCCAAAGAATTATCCGTTCTGGAAAGAGCTGCTGGCTATGATTGATGAGCCGGTCGTTCAAGTTGGAACGGCAAACGAAGAACAACTGGTTGATGACTTTCGCCCAGACCTTTCTGTTGACCAACTGCGTGAGCTAATATATGAGTGCCGCATCTGGATAGCGTGCGATAGCTTCTTTCAACACCTTGCATGGGCAGAAGGCAAACGCGGAATTGTATTGTGGTCAGTATCAGACCCAAACATCTACGGACACGCAGAGAACATCAATCTATTAAAGGGACGGGAATACCTAGCCGAGAATCAATTTCTTTGGTGGGAAAACTACGACCACAATCCTGATGCTTTTGTCATTCCACAAGATGTCCAAGTTCATTTATAATCCGAGCAAAGACATGACAGCGGGCAACTCAATCTACTAGGTGCGTCATGGAACAATCATTCTTAAATTGGCTTTATGGAATTGCAACGCTTGCAATTACTGCGGCAGTTAAATGGCTTTGGGAATCTCATAAAGGTCTGCAAGCTACAGACAAAGAGCTGGCAGAAAAAGTCAGCAAGATTGAGGTGCTGGTAGCTGGTCAATACATAACACGGGATGAGTTTGAGCGAGCCATCCAGCGTATCTTTGACAAATTAGACCACATTGAGATGAAGATTCAAAAATGACCTTCAAGCTTTCGCAGAAGTCATTGGATAGATTGGTCGGTGTGCATCCTGACCTTGTTGCTATTGTGAATAAAGCATTAGAACTATCCGAGATTGATTTTACTGTGCTGGAAGGCGTGCGTAGTAAGACGCGCCAAGAGCAATTGGTAAAGCAAGGCGCAAGCCAGACCATGAAAAGCAGGCACATAACCGGACACGCCGTTGACTTGGGCGCGTTTGTTGCAGGTTCTGTGCGTTGGGATTGGCCTTTGTATTACAAGATTGCTGACGCAATGAAGGCCGCAGCAAAAGAATTAGATATCCCGCTTGAGTGGGGCGGTGATTGGGTAACGTTTAAAGATGGTCCTCACTTTCAATTGCCATGGAAGGAATATCCCGCATGAGTTTCGACCCGATTACTGCCGGACTAGACCTGCTTAAAGAGGTTGGCGGCAAACTGATTGACCATTGGTTTCCAGACCCCAACGAAGCCGCCAAAGCAAAGATGGAGTTGGTCAAGCTAGAGCAAGACGGGCAACTTCAAAAGTGGGTGCGCGAGAATGAGCGATACACGCAAGAAGTCCAAGACCGAATCTCTGCCCGTGCGCGTGAGGCGCAGATTGCCGTTGCGGTTGATGCGCCGACTATTAACAAAATCGTCACGCCTATTCTGGCTCTCGGTGTTGTGGTACTTACTTTTTTACTCTTTGGTATTGTGCTGTTTGGTTCTGGAGCCATTGATGCGGGACGCAAAGACCT